CGAGTAAATACCAATGCTGATCAAGTTCTCAATCGATGCCTCGGCAACGTCCAAACGTGCGTCAAACAAATCAATGATCTGCTCTTCGCCGCTGTTTTGAAGCATTTCCAAGCCGTTGATGGTCACTGCGACAGCGGCCTGCTTGATGGGGAACTGAGCCGCAGAGATTACGTCCGCAGGGCTGATGTCTAAGACTTCAGCGCCCGAATAGTACATAGCGGTCGAGTTTGCTTGGAATGACAATTCTTGCAGAATGGTCGAACCACCTGTGAACGGCTTGTAACGGCCTTTCTCACGCAAACGTGTAAGCAACGCATTGTTTTTGGTCACGTTATCGGCAACGATGCCCGAGCGTGACTCAATGGTGGTTGCTAAAACGTCTGAGTAATTGCTATTGGCGTATGCCATGATTTACTCCCTTTTAATTCACCTGCCGCAGCGCATTGGCAATGACGGCTCGGCGATCCATTTGATTGACTGCACCTGAGATGGCAGCGCCTGGCGCTCCCCTAACCTGTACAGCCGCTTGTTTTGCTTTCTGTACCTGATTCTGTGCGGCGTAGCTTTGTTGCTGTTGAGCAAATAAACTTTGTGCCAACTGTGGATCAAGTCTTACGGCGGTGTCGTATGCCACTTGCAATTTCTCGCGTTCTGACATATGACTGATGTCCCCTAGTACCTGCGGCGCTTGGAGAAGCGACAGCATCCGGTCTTGGACTGCCTCAAAGTGTGCGTTTGCGGGGTCGCTCGCAAACTGCTGGATTACAGAGAGTGCTCTGTTTTCATTCTGTTTCTGCGCTTCGTACTGGCTTTGCGTGATGTGTTGCGTGAGCTGCTGTACTTGTTGCGCCAATTGATTGTAGTGCGAATCCTGCTGTGGTGGTGCTTCGCCGCCAAAGTAAGCCGCCACTTGCTCTAAAGGAATCTGGAATTGCTGGATCATCTGCGCGACCGCTTGCGACTTTTGCTGCGGTGTACCCGTTCTAAGCAATGCCGCCGTCTGTAGCAATGGGCCAATGGCCTGAGCAGGCGTTGAATTCTCGTTTCTCAAAATCCACTCATACGGTGCAAATTGCTCGGTAATTGCCCGAGCCTCTGCGTCTCTTTGTTTATATGAGGTGATGCCCTTTTCGTAGTCGGCATCCCGCTGGGCAAAGGCTTGCTGTAACTCAGGCGGTGCTTTTTCCCAATGTTCTTTCAGCTCAAGGCGCAGGCTTTTGGGCATCTCAGCCCTTGGCTTTTCAGCCATCTGAGGCGCTTGATTCTCGGCATTGGGGAATTTAGGGGCAAACTTGCCACCCTCTCGGGGCTGGTTTGCAGCGTGTTTACCACGGTTTGTTGGTGCTTTAGTCAGTGCTTCACGAATCGTATCGGCTCTGCTTTGCGGCTCGGCTGGCGCTTCAACTGGCGTAGGAGCTGGGGTTTCGGGTGCTGGTGTTTCTATCGTGTCGGGTGCGACAACTTCGTTTTCCATCACTTCATCCTTTTCATTTGATCGAGGGTCATTTTGATCATCTCCTTGCGCTCAGGCATGGGGCGGTTGTGTAGGCGGTTTGCCATCTCTACGTTTAGGTTAGACATCTTAACAGGGGAAATCGGTGCGCCTGGTCGGTCGAACTCTTGCACGGTCGCCAACTGTCCGCGCAGCCTGTCTCGGTGGACTTCTTTTTTCTTGTTCCATTCGGCTTGAGCATACTTAACATCCGAATGCCCCATCTCGATTGAATCGGTGCGCTTAAGGTGGTCACGCCACTGCTTTCTGCCCTCAATCATCTTGCCATCTGGAGACATGAATGGGGTAATGTCGCCCATTACGGTGGTGTACTCACCAGACCGCCCGCTAGTCTTTTCGTAAGGTTCGCTGCCGTCAGATGGAAAAACCCACGTTGTTTTCATAAGCTAGTCACCACCAATTGGTCTGGAACTGCTGCTGATTGTGCGGTCATTGCGGCTTGATCAAGCCCAGCTTTTGCAGTAATTTGAGCCACTGTGATTTGAGTCGTTGCTTCCAGCTCTGCTTTAAATCGTTCATATTCTTCTCTTCCTGCCATTTCTCTGGCTTTAATTTGAAGTTCATTGTTTTGCTTTGCAGTCTCAAACTCAGCTTTCATTTGAGCCAATTGCATCTCTGCTTGCATCTTAACTTCTTGCATCTGCATCTCAAGTTGTGCCTTGCCCTGCTCAATCTGGGCTTGTGCTTGCAACTTCATTTGTTCGGTTTGTGTCTGAGCTTGTATTTTCATTTGCTCAGTTTGCGCTTGCGCCTGCATCCGCATCTGTTCTGCTTGCTGCTCGGCTTGCATTTGCATCATCTCAGGATTTTGCTGAGGTGGTTGTTGTTTAGCCGCATCTGCTTTATCTTGCAAGGCTTTCATTGCCCTTTCAACTGCGCTTTCCAACCCGCGACCAGCTCTAAACCGGCGCACAAGGAATAACAGCATCTCAGAGGCCATAGGCAGGGTCTCAGGCGCTTGGGCGATCATTGGGATTGCCTCACGCAAGAATAGACCGATTGCTTGGATTGCCTCTTGTGCGCCTTGCTTCTCAGCTTGCTCGTCAATTTGCGCCAGACTGTCAGCTTCAACTGAAATGTGGAAATCCCTGATTGTGCTGTTTGACAGCATCTGAATCGCCGCTTGCAACATTTGCGGGTCTTGACCGTCTGGTGTGTTCATCACCCCAGACATTTCCACAATCAGCTCGGGCGGGTAAAACTTGCAAATGACCTGCGCTTTGAGCTTAAAGATGTCGGTTGCAAAACGCGCTACATCGCCCTGGCTACTCTTTAACCGCAGGCTACCAAAGTTGGCCTTGAGCTGTTGAGCACCGAGGGTTTCCTGAGCTTTAGACGATCCGCGCAGGATGTCCGATATGCCCATGATCTCGTAGATCGACTGCTTGACCTGCTCTCGGGCGCTGTAAAGTTCCCGCAAGGTCACAATGATCTGTGAGGTGTCCATCATGTCGATAGCGCCCTTTAAGCCGCCTTTTTCCGACATTGCCGCCCAGCCGGTCACTGGGAATAACTTGTTGTCTACGCCCTCGCTGAACATCCGCGCCAGTTCCTTGAACTCGGCATTGAAAACGCCGACCGCTTTACAAGCCTTGGTCAGCAGGTAGATGCGCTGGGTCAGATTGTCCAGCTCTTGCGCCTGATCCTCGTACTCACAGTAATCAGGTACAGGGATCATCGTGCCGGTGGTGGTGGTCGCCATCAACGGCTTAGGGCATGGAAAGAACTCATCAAGCTCTAGCGGGTCATCACGCTCATCTAATGCCTGTGGGTAACCTTTGGCAATCCAACAAACCTTTGCCGTGCGTTTGTTCCAAATCTCATAGACCATCGCCTTTTTGTCGTAGGTCATCTTGGCGGTCAATGGATTCTTGCCGTCCATGTCGGTGTTTGAGCTGGTCAGGCTGACGTTCTTAAATACGTCACCAAAACGCTCTACACCCTCGTCCTTGGTCATGTAAACGGCTCGGGCTACCCACCACACTTCATCCCATGTACGAGCTGGTGAATGCAAGAAGTCTGACCAGTAGACGTAATCAATTGGACTGTGAGCTGCGTCAATGCGCTCTGTCGGGTCTTCCACCACGCCGCTAACCTGCGGCTCGGTCGGTTCTTCCATCTGCCCTGCGGTTTCGGTTGCCTCTGGCTGCTCATTAACAATAACCGGCTCGTAGCGAATCCATGCCGTACCGCGACCAGGCAGCAATCTGTCCTGCACCGCGCCACTCATTGCTGAGTCAAAGTCACCAAATTGGGTGGTCTCGTACTCCATGACTCGCTCAAGCATTGTGGATGCCAGTCGACCAACAGGGTCTTGATCCATGTACCGGCGTGAGACTTCGGGCTTGGCTTGTCTGCCGTAAAGAGCAGGCGTAAGGACTTGGATGTTTGACCACAGGATGTTGAACTTCATCCTTGGCATCTCAATGGCATCACGCTCATCCCGATACCGCTTAACAACCTTTAAGCCACGCTTTTCCCACTTATCAAATATCTTGATGGCGGTCTCAATCTGGTCATGCCAGTACGGGCCTGGGTCTTCTCCCTCGTATGCGCCGTTCTCAGTCATGATTAGCTACCTGCGGCGTAAAAGAATGTTACATCCAATGTGCCGCCAACCGTGGCGTATAGGCTGACACCCACGTTGGCAGGAAATCGGTGAAACCCGATAGCCGGTGTAATCGTGCCACTCATAACATCGCCACTAGCACCGCCGTTGCGTAGCACCAACGTGCCTACGGTCGTGTTATTGACGTAGAA